GCTTTTCTCTGTACCTTTCCTAATTTATCAACAATAGTATATGTATCATCAATTACAGGAAAATCTAAATGATAATAAAATGGTAAAGCTTTAAGTACTACATTTCCCGTATAATCACCGCCCGCAGAAGGAGCTATTGGCGCTAAATTACCCGGAAATTTAAAAGATTTTGTATTAACTTTGCCGTAAAAAGGTAGAACTACCCCTAAATTTTCTTCAGTGGTATCATGATTATCATCTGTATTGAATATATTCTCAGCATACCATTGAGATGTTCCAAAATTACTACCACTTCCACCCTGATACTTTTTCCCCATTGCTGCAGCAAAAATTAATTTTTGTTGCTCATTAGTACCTGCAGCAGTTGTTTGAAAGAATTGATTTCTATTTCCTGTAAACAAATTGGCAAATATATCTGCATGACATAGTCCTAAAGAAAGGAATGTATTGGACCCACCAACAGGTCCTAGCATACTAAGTTCACCTGCTGCAGCAGAATTATTATATAGTTGAGCAGTTAATGGATAGGTAGATGAGCTTGGTATATGATATTGATTAGAAGAAATACTTCTATGCCCACCATCAAAACCTCCCTCAGTTCCAGGTCCTCCATGCCCATCACCTGTTTGTGTCCAATCATCGCCATCATCAAATCCACCATCACCACCATCATTAGGATCGTTTAGAGTTAGTCCTTTAATAAGGCCTCTTAAAGATAGTGCTAATGAGTGATGCGCTTCATGTAGATACTCGAGATCCCCAAACTCAGAACGTCCACGTGTCGATCTAAAAGAAAAACATAAGCCATCATGCTGTATACTATGTCCTATACCACTCCCAAAATGAGAATTAACAGGAGTAAATCTATTAGTTGGGAAATGACTATAGGCCTCTGCTGACTCTTCCCAATTTGAAGCCCCTAATGCGTTCACAGACTCCCATTTTGGGTCTGCAAGTAAAGGTCTTACATAAGATCCATTTAATTTATATTTAGTATAACGATGATCATCATAGAGACTTGAGCCTACTAATACATTTGCTGCAGATCCCTCAAAACTGTCTGATCCTGTACGTCTAGCAAAACTAGACCTGTTATTAGGATTATATCGTGGGTTCCATGCAAAATCTACAGTACTTGCCCTTTCTACCGTATATCTTATTGCCGTATTTGAGGCATTACCTGAAGCACTATTATACGACTCATAAGCTTGTTGATGAAAAATACCTCCTAAACTAGTAGATCGTGTCTGTGGCGAGTTTGATGTTGCTATTCTCCACCATTCATGCTTTTTAGGTATAAAACTATCTCCCCCCTTAAAATTACCTGTAATCCAACTTCCTGCAGATACAAAGGATAGAACTGAGGACGTAGAACTTCTATGTCCACCATCGTCATCAGATGCGGGCTCTCCTTTAGATACAAACTGTATACCTCCATTGTTTTCTAGATTTTTAGGAACGCTGCCAGAGGTAGGTCTAATACCAAGAGGTTTCGTTAAAAGATTAGATACTATAGGTTGTTTTACAGTAATAACAGATCCGTCACTAAATAAAACATTAAACTGAATTATGAGAAGAGCGTAATCCTCATCAGTATTATGATATTCTATTCTAATTTCTTTATGCCCAAAAGGTAGATATCTATAATCTATACTCTCTACATATTTAAATATCTCTTCACCGTCAGCTATGGGACGAAAACCAGTATCATCAAATTTTATTGAGATTGGGACTACACCTACGACTTCAGCAAAACCTTCAGAATTAATGTAAAATTTTCCATCAATATCATTCGCCACTTTTCCATCAGCTTCTACATATGGACCAACTTGTCCTAAATAAGTTCTATATGGGGCTACTATGAGTGTAGCAGCATTATGATTATTATCATTTCTTGACTCAGTAGGAACTACATAAAAATGTCTAGCAGGTCTATAATTTAAATCATTCGTATTAGAATTACTACCTGCTCTGCCACCACCTGCGCTACCACTACTTCCCCCATTCCCTGCACTTCCCCCACCTCCAGTAGAAATAGTTACAGAACCACCTGAAGAAGATGAGATTTTAGTAGTAGTTGCTTTAGAACCTTTTGTACTAACTTTTTTATAACTTTTGGCCATTTATAATTGTATTAGCATCCGCAAGCGCAGACTTCAGTACACAACTCTTTAGCTTTCAATACTTTAGCATTTGCCAAATCACCTGCCCCTAATACATGAGCTTCATGTTTTGCAGATTGTAGCAGTAGATGTATAGTTTGTGCTCTCTTTAAATCTTCATCACACTTATTGCATTTACATGTGCAATTAATAGCATCATGTACAAGTTTTGCTATACAGCAATCTATTTCAGCAGTAGAGACTGAGTAGCTTTCCTTAACTACTCCTCCTTTAGCATCTCGTATAATAGTACGTACAACACCTTTAGTTTTTAGATGTACAGTTTTAGTGAAGGTTCCTCTTCTAGAATTTTGAGAAAAAGAAGCTTGCGCCCCACTTGTGAGATCTGTAACCTCAACTGTGTATCTAGTTCTGGGTTGCAACTTTGTGCCTTTTACCCTAATCTTAGTGTCGTTATATACTGCTTTAGATGCCATAAGTTAAAAGTATTAAAGGGGAGCACGGAATTGTACTCCCCATTAATTTATAGATTAATAATTACCAGTTAAACTCGTTAGCTGCCGTAGCATCTATAAGTCCAAATGTTGCCTCCACTGCTTTTTGAGTAGCTTGAGCAGCATAGGTAGCTTTAGGAACGTACAAAGTAGCAACACTAGTGTTACCCTGACTGTTAAATCCAGGCATCACATTATTAGAGTTTGTGTACTCCAAGGTAAGTCTATTGTATAATACTGTTGCAGAAGATAAACCTCCAGCAGTTGCAGATGCACTAGTTACTCCACCTGTCGGTAAGTACATTCTATTGAAGTGCCCTTGCGAGTATTGAGCTTTCTTTTCAGCAGAAATAACTTCTGCATAAGATCCAACACCAATTCTCATATCTGCCTCGTCAGTGCGAGCACCTGATGCATTGTCACCATTTTTAGTAACAGTAGCATCAATGATCATTCCGTAGAAATTAGCTTCAACAGTAATACCATCACCATCATCTGCAGCAGTAACAAGTTGGCTAACTGTACTATGCGCATTAATAGCTGTAACAAGACCAGCAGACTGAGTAGCTGCAGTAGCATCTGTAGCAGTATACGTTACTTTATAAAGACGCTTAGGATTATCAAAAGCAGCAGATAAAGTAGGAGTAATATTAGTTACAGATCCTCCTGGGTTAATTTGAGCTTCGTAAAATGCAATATCCTGTGGGAATCTTACAGTCAATATGAGAACTATCTCATCATCTGCTGCAACTGTAGCACCTAGGTCAAGACCCGCATCAGTGTTAATATCCAATTTATGCTTTGCTGGTGAGATGCTAACATCCCACTTCAACCTCTTGAGTTGTCCAGTATGAATAATAGGTGACGCAATTGCGTTACCACTAGGCATAGCTTGAACAATCTGAAATGCTCTATTCAAGAAAGTAGGGCTAGTAGGGGTAATGTTAACAGCCTCGTCTCCTGTAGCAATACCATCAGCATCAGCTACAATACCTGTACCGTCAGCTATGCCTGGGAAAACGATTCCATCACCATCACCAATACCGGCAAGAAGTTGAGGATTAATAAGTCCCAATGCGGCACTAGTACCGTCGAGGAATCGTTGACCGTATGGGTCCCAGATACCTACCATTGCAGCATCGTGACCGTCAGCAGCTCCTGCTGTATGTACTAAAGAAGCCCAAAGAGCGTGATCAGCGTTGGCCTGGATTCCGGCCATATGATTCGAAATAAAAACTTGATTCATGATTATTTATATTTTCATGATTAATAAAAAATTATTCACTTTCTAACACTTCGTTAGATTGTGATTGATATCTTGGAGACTCAATTGTCTCCAAAATGCTTTTAACTGCCATCTCTACGATCTCGTCGTGAGTATGTTCAGGCAATTCGGAACCAGAACCAGTTGCTTTTCTCATCCGGGCTGGTCTCCGTAAATACTTTATTACTGTTGTAGTTGGTAAAAAGGTTATAGTTGAATACAAATCTACAAAATTTTCTTGAACTGTGTACAACGGTGCTGCAGCTTTTGTTGAAGAAAAAGGATCATCTAATACTTTATATATATCATCTTGTTGAACATATTTACAAAGTGTTCTTTTAGTTAAAAAGTTTCTACCTTTAGGCTCATGTACGCGCGATAGACTAGTCACATGATTATCAGGCTGCATAATATTTATAGTTTCTTTGTCTCCTAAAGAGTTTATAAATATTAAAAAACCATATGCTCCTGCGGTACCAGAACCCCCACCCCCATGACCGTGTAATTTATGAAACTTTTGATTTATTCGCTTTAAGAAAATTTCATTAGCATCTGCTATAGGTGAGTCTGCGGATAATCTATTACTTGTAAGATCACTAAATGTGTCATTAGAAGATAAACTAGGTTCTAGCCCATAAGGATAGTTATCCTGCCTTAAGTCATCTATATTTAAACCGTTCTGATTACTTTTAATTAAAGTTGCTCCTCCTTCAGAATTAGCAAGATATATTTCTACAAGCTTAAATCCTTTTAAATTAATAGTAATTGGAATACGTAAATAAGCATGGACATCTTTTCTAATTTTTATTTGTATAGCATTTTGACACCCATCTTTCACCTCGCTTCTAACACTTATTAAATGCATATAATCTAATGGTAATTTATATCTATCTACAAAAATTTCTCCTTTAGAACTTGATGTATAAAGAGGTCCCATGTAATTATTATCATAAGCACTAAAATCCTCAATTAGATTTCTAAGATCATCTAATCTTTTTTGAGAATGCTCAAAGCCAGCCTGCTTTACATTAGATAAAGCAGAATATCTTTGCTTGATGAAACGACGTTGAGCTAAATTAAGTTCATGGTCTATTTCTTCAGGCAAGAGATTGTCAACCTGGAAAGATCCAATTTTTTGGACTCCCAGGTTAACAGCTATATGCATCTCTTCAATTGTCACTTGACGGCTTTAAGTTTAGCCCTTAGAGCATTAATTGCTCCAGAGTTCTTTTTATTTTTAAAATACACAATGGTATCACTCAAATCTTCACCGATAGTTTCATCCCCATGAATATGTTGATTACCTATCTTACGTATAATATCTTGTTGCACTAACTCTGCAATCTCATCTTTAAGATCTAAATCTTTATCTACAGCTGCTTTATAAAATTTAGCGGAAGATTTAGTTTTAAGATCATACAAAGTATTCTCAACTTCAAGATCAGTAAGTTTATCAGGATTAGCATTACTGAGTACTCTTAATAATCTCTTCATTCTTTTCACATCTGTAGATGCTTTAAGAAATTCTTTATCAGCATCTTTAGCCACTTGAATCTGTTTATTCTTTTTCAATAGATCTCTTTTAGGATCATATATATAGAATTTTTTTCCTGCAGTAGAGTTCATCTCTTCTTTAGATTCAGCAACCATTCTATGCTTTACACACCATTTGTATGCAATATAATCTTCTACATTCATAGGACTCCCATCATCATGTAAACTAATATCAAGTTCTTTTCCCTCAAACGGGACTTTAACTCTTAGACTAGCCCAGTAATCTTTTTCCCTTGCGGGGAAATCTGGATGATCATATGGAATGCCTAAAACACCTGGTAGGTATTTTTTAGCTTCTTCACCTTCCACTCCTTTAAGTGGTTGTCGTCCTACATAGATAGAACCAATTGTAACTCGAGCCCCAACAAGGACCTCCTTCGGTAGGAAACCAGTAGTCTCCTTACGCCTAACGTAAATTTTTCTCATGTTCTTTTAAAGTTTAGAAAGAATAACTAAGCTGTTCTTTTTAAGTGAAAGAATAACTTAATACTATATTATATATATTGATGCAAATCGGGGGGATTCACGATTGACTCCCCCCTTTTTGCAAACCAAACGCAAATTACGATGCAGTACAAGTCATATCAAGCGAAGTATCGAATCTGCGAAGCAGGATACCAGCTGTCTTTAACATGTGCACAGAAGCACCGTCTATATCACTAGCGCGAGTGTCATTGCCTGAGAATCCCTTTGGGATCACAGAACCAGCAACAGCCCAACGCAACATTTCACGACCTTTCTTGTTAATCATCTGAAGGTTGTTCTCTCCGTCGTAAGTAGACTGATCAACAAACGTCATACGGTATGATTCAAGTGGGAGACCTGACTCAGGATGCTTCCTAGAAGCTTGAGCAACAGGACCGTGATCAAATAGAGGTACTTTAACTACATTTACTGTATGACCATCAATGTGATCGTACGAGTTGAAGTAACCAGTAACACCAAGGCTACGACCTGATCCAGTAATGAACTTGGAATCTGAAGTCTGCAAGTATCCTCTAGAACTACCAGGAGATGTTGCAGTACCAGAACTAGAAGCGTAGTAATTACGCATAGCCTTGTCAAACTCACGTGCTCCCCCTATACCAGTGTATAAAGTTACCTGCTTGTCTGTAGCATCTGTCATACCGTAGAATAAATCACCAATCACATCCTCAATCTTAGACTGAGTCAAAGTAGAATAAGAATCCTTGTTGATAATCTGCTCGAATAAACCAGGACCAGAAACAACTGGTTGCCCATTCTCATCTACCATATTAGTTCGACCTGTAGAGTCATGAGTCTTCTGGCCATACCAGTAGTACATCTCACACTCTTCTTTAAACTTAAGCATATGACGATACTCTTCATAGTCCATCCAAAGCTTAGTAGTTTTACCATCCTTTAGTGGAAGCTCAAACTGTGCAACGTAATCCTTAGCATTACCAGAGAACTGATAAGACTTACGGATAGTCCCAATCTTAGAACGAACTAAGCCTGGTGCACTCCAGTTAGAAGCATTTCCACGAGAGAAGTCAATTCCGACGTTAGCATATAGCTGACCCCACATTGAACCTGGAGAAAGATCACCAGTAGTATCTGTAGCAGCCAAAGCAGCTTGATCCGGAGATACTAGCTTCATTGTATACTGATATCCACCAGTTACTTGACGTGGCTCTTCCATAATACGTGCAAGAGCACCGCTCTCAGAAACTAGTGTGTATGGAAATACAAACCAACGGTCTGGGAAAACAATAGTAAAGGTTGCTCCACCAGCTCCTGTTCCAGTTGCTGAAACAACTGGGCGAACATTTACTTCGTGTGTCTTAACACGATATTCATATTCGAACCGATCGATAGATTTAGTGTTACCTACTCCCTCTGTCATGAAAGACAATGGGAATTTTTTCTCTTCACGCCCTGCGAGGTGCGTGATAATTGGAGACAGCTCTTCGGGCTTCTCCATCAACGCATTGACCAATGAATTGGTATCAGTCATCTGCGAATCATTGTAGTACGTTTTTAGTACATTAGTCAATGCCATGATTATTTATATTAAAAGTTAGTTGCTTGTTTTAAAAAAGCGCGTTTATGTCCAGTTGATCTGGATCAAATGTTTTAGATTTAGATCGTTGGGCTCCTCTGGCATTTTTTACCTGAGCCTCGTTTCTAACAATTCGGTCTTTAAGTCCTTGTACACTTTTAGTTCTAGCCTTAGTGTTGATGATTTCATCTAATTTGAAACCCCCAAACATTAAGTAGTCTATAGCTAATTTTACATTTACATCAGCTTCAGTGTAGTCTAGATCTCTTTGCGTTTGCCCCTCTTTATTTATAGGAGCGGAAATATAATCAAAGAAATCAGCTTTATCAGTCTCTGGAATTCTTACTCCAGCAAACTCATTACCTGTTTCTATTACTTCTGCAACTTCTTCCCAAAAAGAAGTCTCTTCCTCTTGAAGTTTAGCGTACTGTTCTTGCTGCTCTTCTAACATACTCGATCTTTGAGCTTCTTGGGCATTCCCTAAAGCTTGTCTAGCAGATTCAGATTTAGCATAAAGCTTACCGCTATCTTGATAATCTTCAAGTAATTCTTGAATGAATTCCGGTTCGTGTCCCTTAGCCTGAAAATATTGAGAAAGCACTGCTTTCTGCACTCCGTGATCACCTTCGTTAATCTGGAAGTTATTATAATCTAAGTTAGGGTTATATGCTTCAAAGAACTTTTCTGAATCACCTCCTGCAAGGACGTAATCCAAATGCTGTTGTACGAGAGGATGCTGTTGAAATAAGTCTTCTATCTGCGTTTCCGCAACTTCCTGAGACATATCCTTAACAAACTCTGTTAAACCCTCTACTGTATCAGCGTAGTTATTGTCTATTTCTAAACCTAATGTTTCCGCTATTTCTAACGCTACACTAGAAGCTTGTCCCTCTTCAGAGATATCCTCTTCAATCTCTTCATCACTTTCTTGATCAGGAGAATATTCGACATCTTCAGAGTCATCTTTACTAACTTCGATATCAGCATCAAGTTCATCTGATACTGGGTCTTCTTGTACTTCAACATTAGAATCCTCAACATTTTGAGGATCCTCGGAAACTGATAAACCTTCTGCACCATCTCCGATGACATCATCAAAAGAAATAGCACTAAAGTCTAATTTTTTTTCGTTACTCATTGCAAATTTATTTGTTTGGTTTTAAAATACAAGTATAAAATTATTTTTTATACTTGCTATTACTATATATCACTTAAGAATCCACCGCTCTCTGCGTAGCGAGCGGGAGTCTCTAATACGGTTGTTGCCCTAGGCCCCATTGGGAGAGATCTAACCCCAGGTGGGACAGCATTATAAGATTTTACTAAGTGCCCTCTGTCATCAAACCCTTTAACATCTAAGTTAGCTTTTAATCCTTTATTAGCTGTAGTCATAGTAGCATTAGGGCCTATGTTTGGGAACACCATACTTTGATTCGTGTTACCTGCTTGATGCGCGGGCCCAAGACCAGCTTGTTGCTGTTGTGGTGTGCTTGCCACAGCAGCATTTTGTTTTCCTTCGAATTCAGATATTACATCTCTACCTTCACGGTGTCCGTTATATACATCAATGATAGAGCCAGGGAAACCTGAAGCTCTTGCACGATCTAATAACTCTCTTCTATCTTTATTAGTAAGAGTCATTATTGTTTATCTAATTCTTTTTCTTTAAGTGCTAATTCTCTCTGCTTAATCTCATGATCTTTAAGCATCTTCTCAAGATCAAGATTTAATTTCCCAGTTGTATCATTAGCTTCAGCATGTATAAGCGCAGTTTCAATTTGGATTTGTCTATCCTTATCTTTTTCAAGTCTTTCTTGCTCCATAGCTTGTTGCTGCATTTGCATTTTTTGCTGCTCCTGTTGCTGTTGAACTTTTTGCTGCTCTTGCTCAAGTTGTTCTCTAGCACGTTCTGCTTTAGCAATTTTTGCTTTTATACCTGTGAAGTTTTCTGTATCAAATAGCTCGAGGACTTCAGAAGTCTTCATCCCGTTCTGGATCATAGCCTGAGATAACTGTTTAGCTTGATCGAGTTTCTCGAGATCTCTACCTGCATCTGATACGAAGATACCATACTCACTTTCCATATGATCCTCAGCCTCTAATTCAAACATGTCTATTTGATTATCCGGCATTACATACATAGCTTTCTTCCCAGACACCCATGCTTCCTTTGAGTAATCAAGAAGGCCTTGCAGCTCACGTTGTTCAAACCTATTAAATTTACGAAATAGATCTTCTGTAATATGTGAAGACTGCATAATAGCTTGTTGAGAAGATGCTTTACCATCGTATGGCCCAATTTGCCCTTGACGCTGTCTATTTACTCCTGAAATTCTTTCCCATTCTTGGAAGATAGACTCTAGCAATTGTATATACTGAGTAACAGTTTTAATAGACATATCAAGCACAGATTGATGCTGAGGTGATAATTGAATTCCTTCTTTATTATAGTCAACCCAAGCTATACCTGTCCCTTCTACATAGTACATGAATTTATCAAGATCCCACTTCTTAGGGATCATGTTAATATCAAACTGGGCAATAATATCTTTACTTCTCGCAATGGAGAGCTCCATACGATATTTAAATATATTATAATTAAGTTGAAATGGGATCCCCAAAGAAACTACTGATATATTTTCTGAATTAACATCAGAATATCGTCTCCCATTAATTGGGAGTTTGCATAGAGAGGGATTATCTAATGAAGTTCGTTGATTTATGATTGGGCTAATCTTTACATATATACGCCCATCAATACGGGTTCCTTCCCATACTTCATTTACCCACTCATACTTTAGTTTAGCTCCTGCAGCTCTTAGTTCCGCAGGCATACGAAATCCTTCTACTACTTCCATCTCTTCCTCCATCCCTGTAGTAGGATCTTGGTAGGTTAGAAATCCTATACGCTTTCGACTCTTCCAATATACAGTAATAGTTTCAATAGTTCTATTACGAGATACATTAGAATCACCTCCTGATGCTTCTGATCTGTAAAGTAAATATGTATCTACAGAAGAATGCTGTGGATTTTCAAGTTCTAAGACTTCAGCATCTGAAAGATACTCCCCGTAATGATCTATTACAGTTGAAACATGAGAGAACCTTCTGACTATTGACCAGTCCCCATCTTCTACGAATTCAAGATCTGGATCTTTATCAAAGTCAACATCTAAAGGATTTATAACATCATAGAACGGCTCATTTCGTCTCACCCCTTTATGAGAATAGCATTCTCCTGCAACTATATAATGAAAAAAAGCTTTTTGAAATTTATCATATATCTCCTCATTCTGCATAATATAGTTAACCGCATTTTGCCCTTGTATGGCGCGTCTGTCTACATATGACATTTCGAACTGCTCCATAACTTCTTTTGGGAGTCCCTGTTCTCCCTCTTTCCCTTCTAACTCTGTTGCAAATACTTCAAGCATTGCACTCATAAGTTTCTTTTTCTTCTCTTCTTCTTTCTTACTAATCGCATCACCGTTTGCCACGGTTACACTAAAGTTTAAAGGACGTTTAGACTTCTCCCCAATAAGCAGATCTACGATCGGTTTTATAATAGGGTAGTTTTTAAGTGTAGATGGGAAGTTTTCTCTTTTCTTACCATAAGGTTTGAGAACATGCTTATAATCTGCCTCATCGATGACACCATTATAGTAATCATATAGAGATTTAAGAAAACCTTTTCGCTCAGAAAGCCCAAATCTTGAGATATCTATGTATGCTTCTACACATTCCTCTCTCCATTTTTTAGTTTTTTGGGATAATGGAAGCCTCTGTTGAGGAATTTTATTTGCTCCTAAATACATTGTTACAAAATTACTTATAATTGTGGTCGAACCATTGATCTTGAGACCTATCTTCTAAAATTTCTACTACCTCTCTATTATATAACTCTCGCGTATGATACATCCCAACCATAAATGCCATAACCCGGTCAAAATTTCCCTTATGATTAAACTTCATAAGCTCCTGTAGTAATGCAGGATCATAGATTTTATGCAGATTAAGTTGAGTATTCCCATCTTCATCTGTGTGTCTTGGGGTAACTAACCAGTCTCGTATATACAATTCTCCTTGCCTTTTACGCTGCTCAGTCATATGCATCCCATACTGACGTCTTACGTTCCTGGACCGTAGTTCTCTTTTATCCAACATTTCAAACTCTTCCTGTAGCTTATGTAGTTTGCGATATCTTTTCGCGTAAGCAATGAGCTCTCCACGGTCATTCTCGAATCCGATTTTGGCGTTGTAGTATTCTGCCAACATAAATAGATTTCTGTTGTACTCATCCTGTGTTTGTGGTCTACCGACATAGCTAGCTACAATTATATCATCCGGTTTGGATAGGTTATTAGGTCTTTTAATCACATATGCTGCCCCAAGTGACTCATTATTTGTTGACTTAGACTGTGCGTAAGGGTCATGACATACAATATACAAGTTATGCGGAACCTCGCTTTCTTGTGTAAGGTATGGGGAATGGTAGATAACTACAGCACCTTCTGTTTTGTCCCCTTTTCTATGCGGGAATTTATACACAGGAGTGGCTTGGTCCGTTGGTCTAAACTCCACTTTAGCGTCTTTATTATAATACATAACACCTGCAGTACCTTCTGACTCTAACCCATGAGATTTAATTTTATTGTATTGCTCCTTTAAGGAAGTAACATCAAACAGGTTAGCTGTGACTTGAAGTGTTGCTTCTTGTGGTGTAAACGGGTGCTCCGCTGTATACTGGTCTAAAGCTTTTGGATCATTAGCTCCTTTCTTCTTTTCACGTTGAATTTCTTCATGAATTCTAGCTTCGACTACTTGAGAATTCCCATTCTTATCTATAAAACCATCTAGATTCTGTTCTATAGGCACAAAGTACCCACATTGAGTCCCCATAGCACCTGCATCCCAATGATTATCAAAAGCTAAGCAGTCATATGAATCAGGGTGATAAAATAACTCCTCCATCCCATCAAAACCACTCCCTTCTTCACCCCCTGTCCCGAAAGCTATCATTGTCCCAAGTGTTTTTGAGCCTTGACGCATTGTAGGCATGGCAACTTCCCAAGCTTTAAGTAATCCCCCGAATGAACCAGCTTCTTCAAAGAAAATAAGATCCCCAGCTTTACCACGGACTTTATCAGGGGCATCTTTAAGTGAAACCCCAATTATTTGAGATTTCATCCCGAGTTCTACGTCTGCCCCGTTTACATTTTTCTTATACCCAGACATTTTAAACATTTCTCGGTCTCGTAGTCGAGGTTGAGTCCATGCTGTGTTATCATCAATAAAACTTAAGAATTCCCAAGCCTTCGATAGAAGACCGTCCCCAATTAAGTACTCTTTTTGCGATGCAAATACGTAATTTTTACTATTACGCATAAGAAAGTAGTTTCGTGCTAGCATAGCCCCAGCTTTATATGAAAATCCTTTCCGGCGAGCTTTAAGAACAACCATATGCTTGTTTTCTTTTCTAGCTCTATCTATTGCATGGAAATAAACATGATCTCCGTCGTAAAACGCGGGAAAAGTCCTCTCTCTACGTGCAATCTTCGTACCATCTTCAAGAATCTCATCTACAACTCTGTCTATAGGGCAGAAGTTTAAGTAAAAATAATGATACCCAGTTATATCTAAGTACCCGCTTAAGCATTTCTTCTTTTCCCCGTCCCAATAATCATAATACTCCTTAGTCCCCGGTAAAGCATCTGTGTAGAACCCTTTATTTATATAAACTAAAGCTGCTGGGGAGTACTTATGACTGTCTTTAAACATTACTGTGAGTACTTATTAGTCACTACTCCCCCTCTATTAGGGTTTTGCTTAGCCTGTTGTTTTTGTACTAATTCTTCTAACTCTTCTAACCCATTAACTACTTTACCCATATTAGATAAGTTAGTAATAAGATCTTTTGCAGAGTATATAGGCTTCCCATTGTCGTCTAGTATATCTAGGTTAATGGTTTCAAAGTATGTTTCTAATTTATTTACAGAAGATCTAGCAGCTTTAAGTAATTTAATAGCTGATGTTTCTGAAAGTTCAGCATACTTGTCAATAGCTGACCTGATTTTAGGGTTATACTTAATCTTAAGATCTGCCTCTATTTTCTTTTTCCGCTCCCCTTTATCATATACAGCATATGGGGAGTTATAATCTGTATAGAAGTATACGAACCCAAGTTCCTGGGTTTTTAAACATTTAAATTCCGCAAGTGTAAGAGCATATGCAGAAGGGAGTACTAAATTTTTACTTACTGTTAATAGTTCCTTCATCTCGTTGTAAATACTTAAGTCTTCCTGCTTTTACATGAAATTTCCCAAGGAATGGGAGTCTCACTGGTTCAAAATTACCAGCTCTTATTACCTCAGCTGTATATTTAAATTGGTGCATGACTGCTTCTTCTATTTTGTGTAAAGGAAGATCATGTTTATTCGCTAGCTTCTGAATTATTGTTTTGTGCACGCTTTTTTGCTTTTCTGGCGGCAGCCATAGCCTTTTTACTACCCACCTTAATTTTTTTTCCGTCCTTCCCTATTAATACCTGAGGCCATCTTTTCTCAGGACAATTAGATGTAGCCCATTTAGCCTTATGCTCTACTGAACATCCACATAGTCCACACCTCATAGCTTCTTGTCTTAAATGCTCACAGCTGTCACAAGTTTTAAGTCTAGCATTATATTGTTTTTTTGAAACATGCGGAGCTCCTGCTTTTGCATATTCTGCTACATCATTCGCAAAATTCTTTAGCATTTGGCCCATCGACGGTAGTTTCTTCTTTTCGCTCATCGTATATTGTTAGTACTAATAAGTCTCCTTGAGGGCTTTGCATTATCATTATAGAGTAAGGTTCATACAGATAATATGTTCTTACTACTTCAGCGAGTGATCTCAATTATGACTTTATTTGTAGGTTCTAGTAACTTAGATAATTTATATTGATTATTTTTCTTCTCTATAGCTCCTTTATCCTTTAATCTCTTAACATAGTTATTAAGTGTGTTTGGGTCCGAAACTCCTAATTCTTCGGCTACTACTTTCTTAGAGTGGGCAGAGCAAAACCCAAAGTTCATGTTGTCCACAAACTTAGATAAGATTAATAATTCTTTATCTGTTAGCTCTAATATACCATTAAAAACTTGTAAAAATCTAAAAGTACTATCGGCTTGTATTTTAATTGTTCTACTTTTCATTGTTAAATACTATTTTAGCCCTCCCATTCTCCATAAGGATAGTAGACATTTTAGATTGTCTATTAAACTCTTCGACTAAAGCTTCTATATTTTGCCTAGTACAAATAAAAGAGAGAAATACCTCTAGCTCTTTTGTAGCCAGAAGTACTCTCTCTTTTTGGTAGTCCAAGGTTTTAGAAGAGTCTCGAAGTTTATCAAACTCCTTAATTGATATAGTTACACTGCCTGTCATTGCGGTATCACCCCACAAACAGAAAACTCATTTATCATAATACATTCTATATCGTCAATGGTGACAACAAGACCCTCTGTATTAGGGTGTACCATAACAGTATCCTCCTCTTTAACCAGTAAGCACTCTGGTCCTGCAGCGAGTACCTTAAGAATGTTAGTTTGTAGCGATTTCTTTGCTGATCCTGTCAGGATAATGCCTGCATCTGTCTCGTCTTTTTTTACTAACGGGAGAACAAGCCAATCGCGGGTAGGGAGAAAGTTTAGTTTTTTATTTGCCATAATGTTCGGTTTAAGGCAAATATATAAAACTATTTCTTATATAAGCAAATAGTTTACAACAATAATGCAACTAGATATAATTCTCCCCCTTGAAATTCTGTCTCATGTTGGATTTCCGCTCGCCGTGTCTAGCCTGCGTGGGGGCATTTCTATCAGCCTATAGCCTTGTTCCCACCCGAGTTTTATACCAACACATTTTGTGAAACTACCGGGGACGACTTTCACTAACTATGGTGTTAGTTACTCAAACCCGATGTCTAGGCCTCTTTTTGATTACCCGAGGCCGGTCACTGAAATGTGGTTTCGTTGCAAAGGTAATATAAAAAGTTGTATATTTACCCAATAGTATTTAAAATAAAAGATATGTTTAAGAAATTAATTTTCATTTTACTCCTTTGTAGTTTAAGTATTACTGCGGCGTCACAGTGTAATCAACATGTATTCAGCTCAGTAAATGCTACTGAATGGACATCTTTTGAATATCAAGATTGTGATGACATTATACATTCTTTTGGTCTACCTACTGGGGGGTATACTACGATCCTATGTGCAGATATAGGAACAGCTTTTGTTTTAAGTGGGGACGGATTTGTGTACCCACTACTAACAGAGCACCCAGCTTACGCCTCTTGTATTCAGCCCCCTTGTTTAGGGGATTTTGATGAAGATGGGGTAGTAGGAGTTACTGATTTACAAACATTTTTAGCAAATTATGGAGCATGCAATTAGAAGTATTAAGATTTAATAAGGGTAGTGATTCTACTAACGGAATATTATTTGATATAACAAATGGAGTACGAGAATTTTTATGTTATACTCTCGAGGATGAGAGTCGTGAAGAAAAGGTTTATGGAGAAACTTGTATCCCTGAGGGGGAGTATTGTATTGGGTTTAGGAATACTGGGGGCCATAATGCTAAGTACTCTAAACGGTTTGCTGATATACATCTTGGTATGCTTCACGTGCTTGATGTTCCTAATTTTAAGTATATTCTTATTCACTGTGGAAACACTGATGAAGATACTGCTGGGTGTTTACTTCTGGGTAATTCGCAGGTAAATAATAATCTTAGGACTAATGGGTATATAGGTAATAGTACTGAAGCTTACTTTAATGTCTACCCACGGATCGCAGCGGTTTTAGATAAAGGTCAAGATGTTACCATTAAATATACTGATTTTTCTATTTTAGGGGAATGAGTAGAATAAATAAAATATGGTTTCTTTGTATTGTATTCATGTTTACTACTACTATAGATGCACAGTGTGATGTAGCTATAAGTAATTGGGATGCTATATCAGGGGATATTGTTATTGATGTTATTAATAGCGAGAACTGTGGATGTAATGAGTTTACATTAGAGAGTACTACATGCGAAAATAGTGCAAGTCCTTATGTAAGTAACAACGAAACTATAAGTCATATAGTTTTAGGGTTGCATGTTGAGGGGTTAGATTATAATTGGGGATGTCTTAATGCTAACAATCATCCAGGGTGGGCTTTTAAATCGTTTACCTTATTTGGGAATCAGATCTTAGAGAGTGGGGATAGTTGGGGTGGTAATGTATATGAATCTCCTGTAGCTAGTGACTGTTGGGAGGAGATACTATCAAATGATTCTATGTGTACTGAGATAGTTGTATGGCAAATTAACTTATCTCAAACTTCTACAACAGATAGCGGGGGGTGGGCCGTAAACCCTAATGTTGGGAATCAAACTCAAAATTATCCTGATACAGATTTATCTAATAACACAGCTGTAAACTGTGCTCCTCCTGCTTGTGATACAGTATATGTAGATGTAGAAGTTATTGAATATCTTACTGATACTATAATAGAGTATGTAGATGTTGAGTGGGTAACGATCGACACTTTATATATTACAGAAGTGGACACATTAATAGAGTATGTCCAATTACCCCCAGATACTGTACAGGTAATAGAGTATGTTTATGACACGATTGTATTAGTAGATATAGACACAATAATTGAAACTGAATACATCTACTTAACGGATACTATGTACGTAGAGACCGTGGTATATGAATACATTTACGTATACAATACAGATACTATAACTGAGTTTGTGGCGGAGACAGTATATATAGATTGTGAAACCGGGGAAGAATGCGAGTTAGGAATTCCGTGTGATGAGACTTCTGTTTTTGCCCCCAATGCTGTTACCCCAAACGGGGATGGGTGGAATGATACTTGGGGGGTTATTGCAGACGGGGCTTGTTGGGGTCAATGGGAGACTCGTATCTACAATAGATGGGGTGGACTTGTTTGGATCAGTGCATCTTCACTTGATGAGTGGGATGCTGATGTAGCACAAGGGGTATACGTATACACCATAAAAGCACATAGCTCCCAAA